CCGCTGCTTCACTCGGGCTTGCCCCAAGTCGCCTCAATCTCAATCTTGCTGCCGTCTGGGCCGCTGTGCTCGTGGCGTGCGAGTTTAGGCACATGGTATTCAAGTAAGTCGCTGAAGCACTTAAACGCCGCCTCTGCGCCCTTGTTCGCGTGTATCTCTTCGAGCCAGCCCTGTAGCCGACCTGCGTTGCCGTCTACAAATCGCGCAATGGCTTCTCTCGCCAGTTGCGTTGACTCGTTAGGCACGCCCTTCGGTCTGCCGGGGCCACCCTTTCTGCCCTTTTTAAAAGAACCTTCGTTAACCATGTGAACAGTTTACTTCTGTTTACCGGTACGCCGCAATGCCTCGGTTAGCGTTAAGGTGCGTTATCTGCGACGGCAGCATGACCGACACATGGGAAAATTTGAACATCAGCATATCGGCACGGCGTTCCCACCGTTCGTCGGAACGCTCCTGTTTCCATGTTAACTGCGCTGCACTTTTTGCGGACTTGCCGAGTTTCATCTCTTTTCCTCGTTTTCCGAAAGCATTTGCTGTGCGCCAAATGTTGCAAGTACCGCAGGAACAATTCCCGCTTTTGCGGCTTTCCTCAAACCCTCAAACCCTTCTGCCTTGAAAATGTTTCTAGCGCGAATCACATCTTCTCGAGCAACGCCGAATCCTTTTGCGGCGTAATCAATGTCCCGAGCATTTCTTGCTGCAACGGTTTCTCGATATGCAGGGTTTACATCTAAATTTTTCATCGTCATGGGCGCTTGTTCCATCATCTCAAGCATTCGCGCAGTAACCGCACCCGGAGTGTTGCTGCGGTAAGCGTCCCCGTAATCAATGTATCCAGTTTCGGCGCGTCCAAAGTCAATTTCTGTTTTGCCAAACGCCTCGGGGTTTTTCTTTACGATATCACGCACTTCTTTCGCAAACTTTTCACCCCGCGCTGTGCCTTCGTTTGCAAGAATTGTTATGCCGTTTGGCGCACTTGCAAGGTAATAACCTCGTTGCTCAAACAGAGGAGCAATACGCTCCATGTCCGCTTGAGTCATGTTTTTACCCAAGTCAATGGATGCTCCAGAGTAATCTGCGGCTGACTTTGCAGGCAGTAACTTGTGCCACGCGCCTGCCTCTTGCACATCAAAATATGCTCTCGCCGCTTCCACGGCGTTTAAGGCATTCACCGAGCCGGGCGTTAACGCGCGCGACTTGTCAGCCGTTGTGTAAATTCCGGTTACGGGCCGCGCGACCATTGCAGGGTTTGCCGTGTCCTTAAACCTTCCTACGGTTTCAACTGTTTCACCCGGCAGCATCCGAGCCGAGGTGTAACCGATGTCCCGCCCCGACAGGCTGGTGTTCCACGACCCTCTTGGGTCTTGCGTATACGCCGCGCGCACATCGAACGGCGCGTTAAGCAATCCTTGAAGATGCCCCGTTGCGGGAGAACTTACGGCTTCATAAGTCGCGTTGGCTTCCTGCGTGGGGAAGTAATCGGCATACGACCGTGCCGCTTCTCCCGGTTGGATATCGCCCCGACGAATCTTGTTCCCTGACCACGCCGCCGCTTGCGCCGTACCTGTTCCCCAATCAGAAAAGCCGCCCAACTGTTCGCGGTTTGCTTTTTCTATCGCGCGCGCCCTGACTTCATCCATGAATGCGTGCTGCGTCGGGCCACCAACCGTGCCTGTTGGATATCCCATCAGTTCAGCCTCATGCATATCGTTAACGCCGCGCCCAATTCTCTCGGGTGCGTATGCAACGCCGAGTTGCGTTGCGAACGGGTCGCGCTTGTGACCAAGGTAGTCTGCCCGACCAGCGTCATACATGGCTTGCAACGGAGGGCTGTCCCTTGAAGGGAATCGACCCGTTAAAACTGGCTCTCCGGTGACCGCTTGGATGTGTCCCTTCGCGGTCATCGAAGTATTGCCTGCGACATTATTTGCGCGGCTTAACGCGGCAAGATTTTGGCTGACCAAATCTGCCTCGACAGGGTTGTTCCCGGTGCGGGCAAAGATGTCTTTGCTGCTGTCGATGTAGAAATTTCGACCGGGCAACCCTTCCTGCATCGCCCTCACATAATCGTTGACCATTGCGCCAAGTTTTTGCGGGGAGTCAACGCCCGGTGGCGCGCCAACATACTGACCCGAAGTGCCGACTCTGCGTTTTGCTCGGGTAACCAATTGCTCCGCTGCTTCTGTTCCTTCTCGCGCTTTCCCAGCCGCTTTCGCCACGCCGCCCACAACAGGCGCGCCCGCAAGGATAGCCAGCCCCATGCCGAGTTTGTCGCCCGTGCGCCGGGAACGCTCAAAGTCTCGCGCAGCCTGCGGGTATTGCAACGGGGTAAAACCTGCGACGATGTCTAGTGCCGTGTCGCCCGCGCTCTGCGATGCAGGAGCGTCAAGGCTTGTCATGCGCTGTGTTGCGCCCTTCACAGACTGTCCTAACTGATTCATGCTTGGGACAGGGTCGCCAGATGCGCCAAATCGTTGCCCATAATCATCGGGAACAGATACACCCTGCGTTTCGGCTATCTTCCGGCGCAGTTCATCAAAATATTGCAACGCTGCAGCAAACCTTGACGGTTCCGCTTTTTTGCTTTTTTTAGCAGCAGCCATAATTAACTTAAGTTTTCGAGTTTGTACTTGAGGCTCGTCACCGCATCAACCACGGCATCGAACAGGTTAACAAGGTCGCTGTCCTTCGGGAGTGAGCCTTTGATTTCGTCGAGGAAGGTCAGCAGCGACTTCACATACGCCTTCGGGTTGCTGTTCTTATGGAATTCGACATCGTAGCCCGTGATGATGCCGTACCGCCCTTGATACGCTTCGGCGTACTTGTCCACGAGGTCGGGGATGGCTTCGTAGTACTCCCCGAGCGCCATGTGCTGCGCGAAAGACTTGGTGGCAAGATGCTGAAGGTGCGTGATGGTCGCGCTGTGAAACATGGTTCCGACAAAAAGCGCAGCGGTTTTTTCGTGAGCAGCCATGACTCTCCCCTATGGTACGATGATGCTAGACCCCTACAGGGAAGGATGCAAGCATGACTACTATCTCCGAAGCCTACCGCGCCCAACAGGTCGAACTGCACACCAATCCCAACTACGGCGTGGCTTCCATCGCCTTTGCGCCCATCGTTGCCAAACTTGCCGTGGATAACGGGGTTAAGTCAATTAGCGACTACGGTGCTGGCAAGAAGCACCTCCAGACCGCCCTACAGGGCGCAGGGCTGGAGTTTGATTACCGACCCTATGACCCAGCCTTTCCCGAGTACGGGCCTCCCGTAGAGGCTGATATGGTCTGCTGCATTGATGTCCTAGAACACATCGAACCCGACCGGCTCGACGCGGTGTTGGATGACCTCGCCCGTATCATGCCGAAATTGGGCTTCTTCAGCGTCCACACGGGGGCGGCTGGCAAGACCCTTTCGGACGGCAGGAACGCCCACCTCATCCAAGAACCTGCCCGTTGGTGGCTTCCCCGGCTCTGTGAGCGGTTCCACATCCACCATCTTCAGCACCATCAACTGATGGGTCAGGGCTTCTGGGTCGTCGTCAGCCGCGCCTGAAGCCACGCAACAGTCTCGGCAGGGTCACGGGCCAGATACCATTGGCCTAGCGGCTCAAACGCGCTCTGGAACCGTTCCTGACCCCTTCGCAATTTGCCCTTCGGGGTCTTGATTTCGAGGAACGCCGCGAAGCCGGGGGCGGTCACCAGTTTGTCCGGCACGCCTTGACCTGCCTGTCCCAAGTCGTAGACCGTAAATCCTGCCGCCCTGACGGCTGCGGTGATGGCGGCATCGTTCGCGTCACGGCGCGCGGCGTAGCGCATCAAGGCTGCCCGTCGGCGTACTCGTACCAAAGCCGATACGCCGTGATAAATTCGTCCACGCCCTCGCCGAGCATGATGGGTTTGCCGAATGGCGGGATAAAGTAAAAACTATTGATGTGCAACCCGTCGTCCGTGTCGCCGCGTACTACCCAAACTTGGAAGTTAGGCGTACCGGCAAGTGCCTGTAGGGTTCGGCGTAACCCCTCCGACATCGACTCGCCCTGACGCTTCCACTCAAGCACAAGAAACTTGCCCTTGCGCTCCACAATGCCGTCGATGTTGCACGGGCAGGCTTTAGGGTTGTTCGGCAGCACCCCAAGGAACGCGCCGTAATCAATATGTGGCGCATCCCGGTTTTTCATCAGCCGCTCAAACTCCACGGCGTTTTGCGTCGAACAGGGCGCGTTGTGGTGATACCCAACCCGCTTTAGTCTTGACCCAGCCGCGAGACTTCAGCAGTTCCTCGCCACCGCAAGCACCGCTGCGATGTTGAAGAATGCTCGACGCGCCGAAAAACTTCTGACCGCATTGTTTACAGGTGCGGGTCATCCGATTTCCTGCGCCTTTTCGATGAGTCGAATCGCCATCGTGATGTTTTCCTGCTGCTCAACATCCGATTGCATCACATATACCGCGTTAATCATCGCCTCGCCTGCGGTATACATCCGCTCGTAATCGTCGTTCGGGCGACCACCAAACAACTCGTAATCGGGGTCGGCTTCCTGCATCCGTTCACTCGAATCCTCGATTGCAGCGTCCATGTCGGCTACGGTTTTTGTCTGGCACGCTATCTGCCACGACTTGCCGTGACCATCGGCGTTTGCCTGTACTTGATACGCCTTCAACGCATCCCACATATCGTTCGTTGTTAACTTCACGATTGCACCTCTCGCTTTTTGAGTTTGTTCAGACCGCGTTCACCGAACAGTTGGCGAACCATCGACATCAGGTGCGGGTGACCCAGCACCTCGGCTGCATCGGCTGACCGCAACGCGGCGGCGGTCGAGTCCTTCAGCCGCTCCATCGCATCAGAGTCAGGGCTGATGGTTAGTCGAGCAAGATATGCCTCGCATAGTTTGAGCCGGTTTAGCGGGGTCGGCTTCTGCTTGCCCCATTGTCTCGCGTTCCAGTCGTCCTGTTCAGCGTGACGGGCAACATCTGCAGCGCGTTGCTTGTCGGTTTTCTCGACCTTCTCGCCAAGTCGAGGTGCGGCTTTTTTATGCAGTTCAAACAGACCCTGATACTGACCTGCAATTGACTGGTCAACGACCGCCTGCTGGTCAGCACCGAAACGCGACAATTTGAGTTTCATCGCGTGTTCGGATGCGGGTTTGATGGTTTTGCGAATGGCTTTGCGGTAAGCCACCCATTGTTCCCAAGCCGCTTCGTCTAGTTCGTGCATAAAAACCTCTCTGTGGTTAGACAGGACAAGCGTAACTGTTTACCAAGGTTAATGCAACAACTTTAGTTTAGGTTTCTAGATTCAAAACTGATTGAGGCTAAAGATGGTCTAAAACGATGGTCTAGACCCTGATGACTGATGGTGAACTCTGCACGGTTTAGACGGAATACGCCTAAAGCGAGTCGTGCAGAATTGATGACTGGATGGAGCCACCCTGCTGTCGGCTACTTTTGCCGGTTTCCCGGTGCCATTCACGCTTCCCGACTAACGCCGCGTGCCTACAGGCTGGCTGCCCCGGTGTAGGTTTAAGTTGGCTCTGCGCGTAGTTTCCCCGACCAGAGCAGTCAACCGAGTGAGCAAGCGTGGTGGGGTGTTTGACACGACTAGAACAGCCATGTACATTACCTATCACGCTCGATTCGCATCTGAAGCGTATAGGCAGCCCCCCTGCCGCGTCAAGCCCCCGTTCAGGGGGTTTGTCGTTTCTGGGGTCTAATGCGCTTAACGGCTTTGAGGTAAACGCGCCAAGCGCCAGTAGCCGCTTTGAAAGCCTTTATCCGGGCTTCGCTCCAGTCAGTCGCAGGCCATGCCTTAAATACAGCCCACGCCTTGTCGTAAGCGATTTTGGCGGCTTCTGGGCTGACCATAGGGGTCAGCCGGGGGTAGGCGTAGAATCGGCTGCAACGGGCGTAGTGACGGCTTCTAGCGCCTTCCATTGCCATACCCGCATGGCAGGTAGTTTCCCTGCCTTGACCCACCTGCTGACGGCAGGGCGGGACACCCCAAGTTTACGGGCGAGGGCGGCTTTGCTACCGGCAACGGCTAGGGCGGCTTGGATGTCCATGAAGCGGTAAGTTAACGATGGTAAAAATAAATGCAAGAGGCTGTTGACATCGGTTAACAGCAAGCGCATCATGGCTTCACGGTCACAAACGACCGGCAACCGGAGCAACAGATATGCGACCCATCCCCCAACACCTGCCCCCAACAATTCGCTGGGCAATCGCAGCAGGTGAATCCCGAGCAGCCCGTGACCTTGCGATGAAGCATGCAAGAGCGCACGCAGACATCCGTGCAGCGTTTGTTACCTGTGCTCGAACCAACCAACGGCTGATGTTCCAAGCCCTACAGATGGCGAGGGCAACAGTATGAAAACCATTGGCCTGTACCTGTTTTCGTTTGTCATGTTTGCCGCTTTAGTGTGGCTTGCTGTGAGGACTTTCTAATGGACGACTGGCAACAGCAACGCGAATGCGAGGAACGCCGGTACTACACCGAGCCGGTCATCCTCACTTGGACGCAAGCCGATATCGACCGCCACAACGAACTGCGGCGCGAACTTAAACAAATGATTGAGGAAAGCAAATGTCAGACCTTCTAAAAATTAATGTCAACGACCATGTTGAAAAGAAAGGCAACCTGTCTTACCTGTCATGGGCGTGGGCATGGGCTGAAGTGCTGAAGATTGACCCATCTGCGCGATGGACAGCGCACGAGTGGGATAACAGTCCCGTCATGTACCTGCGGAACGGCACGGCGATGGTTAAGGTCAGCGTTGAAATTAAGGGCAACGACAAAACCTGCATCCTCCCTGTCATGGACAACAGGAACCGCGCCATCGTTGACCCTGATGCGTTTGCCGTGAACACCGCCACCATGCGTTGCCTTACAAAAGCGATTGCGATGCACGGTTTGGCTCTCTACATTTTTGCCGGTGAAGATTTGCCCGAGGGCGAGAAAGCCGAACCTAACCCCGAGGTGTTGGCGCAGATTGCGTCGGCGGCTGATGCTGCTGCGCTCGTTGCCCTCTTCAAGTCGCTTGACCCCGCCATCCGCGCAGCGCACATGGATGCGTTCAGCGCACGCAAAAGGGAGTTGGGCAACGGGGGTACGACATGAGCAAACATCAAGGGGAACGGTGTTGCGGAAGTTGCATTTTTTATGTTGAGAAAAAAGACGACGAAGGATTTTGCGCGTTTGCTTGGCCGCCATACATAAAAGCAAAGCAACGACCCGTAAGCGCATACGACCGTTGTGATTTGTACGAAGAATTACCGGATGGACAAGTTCCATTGACAGCATCATTTATTGAAAAGGTATTAAAAATATGATGGAACAGCGTACAGACGACTGGTTTGCGGCACGGCTTGGCAAGGTCACAGCCTCCCGCGTTGCGGATGTCATCGCCAAAACCAAGACCGGCTATGGCGCAGGTCGTGCTAATTACGCGGCTGACCTTGTGGTGGAGCGGCTGACCGGGCAGAAGGCATCCTCGTTCACTAACGCCGCGATGGAGTGGGGGACGGAGCAGGAGCCGAACGCCAAAGCCGCCTACGCCGCCAAGACCGGGATACTGGTCGAGGATGTCGGCTTCATTGACCACCCGACCGTTGCGATGTCTGGTGCCAGCCCTGACGGGTTGGCCGAGGATGGGCTGGTGGAAATCAAATGCCCGAACACCGCTACTCATCTGGAATACATCTTCGACGGCAAGCCGCCGCAAAAGTATGTGACGCAGATGCAATGGCAGATGGCGTGTGCCGGTAAGCCGTGGTGCGATTTCGTGTCATTCGACCCGCGCCTGCCCGAGCGGTTGCAACTGTTAGTCGTGCGCGTTCTGCGTGATGACGACTACATCAAGATGCTTGAGCAGGAAGTGACCATCTTCCTGCAAGAGTTGGACGACAAACTTAACAAACTAGAAAAGGTGACCCTGTGAATAA